AGCCACAATGTTGCAAATGTAGTTGCCGATATTCTCATAAATGTTGATTCCACAGTTCTGAAGAATCTTGTTGCAGATAGCCGTCTGCTCCGGGGTGATAAGCAAGGGATCAACAGAGAAAAAACCGAGCATGTTGAGGATATCTGCAAGAACACTCCTGCCTTCGGGTGTTTGGCAAAAAACTTTCTGATATGTGTGTCTCTTTCTCAGTGCTTCACTTTCCTGATTGCCTTTGGACATCTGTTATTCCTCCTGCGCTGCCATAGGTGAGCCTGCTTCCGGGGCCTTGCCAAGCTGACTGTAAATCTCAGCGTTTGCCTTACCCTGTTCGCTCTGCATCTGCATGTTTGCCATTGCAGCCTGAACCTCGGCGCGCTTGTCTCTTATCTCCTGAACCTTATGGTCCTCTTCGATAAGGACCTTCTTGACGTTCCAACCATCTGCAATGACATCCGCCATGTTGTCGAAACGCAGTTTGTCAATTATTTCCGGCTTCACCTGAGCAAACTGAAGAATCTGAGCTGCTGCCTGAACGATTCCATCAACGGTGTGTGAACGCTTCTGAATCAGGAACATCGGTGATACGAAGTCAATCCTGATCTCTTCCTCTGCGATCACTGAGCCTTCCGGGAGAGCATCAAGCCTGCCATTGTCTTTTTCGTTTTCAAAGACAAACTCAATGACCGGCTCAAGGAACTCGGTTGCAAGCCTGTTGAAGAAGCTGCTCATGACGTTGCTCTGCTCGTTCATGATTCCTGCAACCTCTGTGGCGGTCTTGGTCTTGTCCAAATGCTGAGAGAGAAGCAGGAAGAAGTCTGAGTAATAGGCCTGTCTGATTGACTGCCTCATGTACTCGCGCTCCTTCTCGGTGAAGGTGAGGTCTCCGGTGATATTGACCGGAGCAAAATCCTCTCCGTTCTTCAACGGGTTGAGGCCTCTCGGTCTGAAGTTGACCACAAGGCCCTCAGTTGTCTTGATAGGCGGCTGCACAACAAGCTGAGACTGCATCTGAACATTCTCAGTGAGATTACTGACAGACTTCATGTTGGAAATCTGCATCAGTCCGGGAGACTGTGTGCCATAGACACAACCTTCAAGGTCGCGGTTCCAACGCCATGCGACAAACGGCTTACGCGGAAACCTTTCCTCTTTCAGGGTCTTTGTAGCATCCTCGTCTGACCAATAGATGCTTATGTACTCGTCTGTGCCTTTGACGTTCAGCTCAAAGCGGTAGTTGGGACCGATATACTGGTGAAAGAGGAATTTCTTTGTATAGTCCTCGTTCTCCTTTATGGTCTGCGGCAGCTTCTTCTCTCCGAACTCCTTGATTGCATCATCCTTTGTGAGATAGATGTCCCTGATCATGGTATCAACCATGCCGAAGCGGTTCTCCATAAGAACAACATCTTTTGGGTGAAGGGTCCTGAAGAATGGCTTTCCCTCTTCGGGGTGTTCCTGCATGAACATTGTCGCTGTTCCAAAGTCTGCTCCAAGTCTCACGAAGGAACGGGCTTCATCATAGAAGTTGCTTCTGTCGAACTGGCGATAGATTATGCGCTCCTGATTGTAGAGCCATTCGGCAGCCGTCTTGTCCTTGTTCCAGTCGTCTTTCTCAAACAGAAGAGAGAACCAAGCGATGTTGCGTCCGAAACATGAACCCATAAGGCCGTCCGCCATGAGGTTTGAGGCCTGATTCGCTGTGTTATCGAAGTTTTCTGCCGTGTTGTCGAGGGTCTTTTTGCCGTCAACGGCCTTTCCCCATGAGCCATAGGAAGAAAGCATCTGCCGGGCAATCTCCTTCCAACGTGAAATGAATATCTCCCGGTCTATTTCAAGGTTCTGTTTGGCTCTTGTGATTCTTTCAAGCTGCTTGATCGTTACCATTCTTTTATTCCTAGTGGGTCCCAAGTCTTGTAGGTGTCACCAGTCTTGGAAATCTTCTTCTCGTTGTCGGTCTGCCCGGTGTAGTTGGCATACCAACAGGCCATTATGAAACAAGCCACCCAATCGTCATGCTTGGCCTCGGAATCGTTGCCGTATGAAACGTTGCCTCGCTCGTTGACTTTTCCTTTGAAGTGAAGCAGTTGCTTCTTGAATTCCTCTGCATTTGCAACACCTGAGGCTATTCTAATCCTATTCTGTTCAAGAAGAACCTTCGCGGCGTGTATCATGTCCACCTTTGGGACACAAAGTTCAGCAATTGACTTCATATCGAGGGTTTTACCAAATCCTCCGAACCTTCTTTGGGCTTCGGCGTACTTGATTGAGACAGTCAAGCCTCCCGTGAAGATGATGGGAGTCGGGTCAAGGCCATGCTCTCGCATGATGTCCACAACAGCCTGTCCGATGCCTGTTCCGTCTATGATCAGATCGCAGTTGTTTTTCATGCGCTCTCCGTTTACAAGCTCCTGTACGCGGCGGCATTGCTCCGTGTATGGAACGCCTTCCATTTCGCGCTGATAAACCAAGTCCAAGTAGTTGAACACCCTGTCCTCGGACAAGCGGTTTCCGGGAACGATTGAAGGTGTGCGCCTCCAAAGCTGAAGGGCCGTCTTGTCCTGCTTCTGAGCAACGTCCCATGAAAGAATGTATTCTCGCATCAGATACCTCCGAATACTTTGTCAAAATCAACGTCTGAGGCCGGAGCTGAGGCTATGCCTTGTTCCGGTGCGCCGATTGGGTTATTGAACATCCTCGCTATCTCGTCATAGCTGAACACTGTGTCTATGGTCTCAACGAATTCACAGCAATATTCCTGCCGATACATGAGGGAACCCATTTCAAGAAGGTTGTCCCTTTGTTCTTCCTCCCGTCTGTGACGGGGTGAGTAGCAGGCAATGATTCCTCTTTGGGCCTTCTGCTGTATGTACTGCTCTTCGGGCAAGTAGGGTACAAGGTCCATGCCGCGATCTGTTCCCTGAGGATTCCACGGGGAACGGACCTCATAACGTTTCCATGACTTTGAGCCGTTTGTCCAAATCTCATAAAAGAAGCCGTCCTTGCCTGCCGGTGTGGAGAGAAGGACAAGCACCCCGTTCACATTGTTGGTGAACATAGCCTTTACACCTGAGGTATAAACGATGTTGTCAACGCGGCTTGCCTCGTCAATGAGAACGAGATCAGGACAGGAATATCCTCTTGCTGCCTTCTCGGTTGCCGGAACGACAACAATCCTTGAGCCATTGGCAAGCTTGATAAGGCTGTCGCTTGAACGCTTTATCTCCGGATATGTCGGGTCTGACTGAATGAAGCCCTTTATCTTCTCCATATCCTCGCCGGCCTGCTTCTCAGTAGGCGCAAGGACGATACTCAGGCTGTTTTCCCGGTATTTTGCTATGTGACAGGGGAGAGAGGAAACTATTGTTGATTTGCCCGACTGTCGGGCTGCATTTATGATAAGGCGTTTCGATTCATCCTGAAGAATCTGCTTCTGCCATTCAAACGGCGAAAAGCCAAGCTGATTGACGTAATCAACTCGGCTGAGCATACCGCAGATGTAATCGAATTCACTGTCTTTCAGCCTGAAGCTTCCGCAGCTCTGCAACAATAGCCTCCTTGTCCTCAGGCGCGGAGAGGTTGTTAAGTACAACGCCTCCTATCTGAGAGAGAATGATTGTCGGATTGTTTTGAGCTACGATAACGTCCGAGATTGCGCCCTGAAGCTTGGCTATCTGTTCAAGGTTGGCCTGAATGACCTTTGCAGTCTCCAACAGGATTTTTCTTGTGTCTTGATTGCTGAATAAAACGGTTGTGGGTGTGCGGCCTTCGTCCCTTATCTCCCGGAGAAGGCTGTCAAGGTGTTCCTTCTTTCGGTGCGTTCTGCCTTCATCGTCCCACCATTCGGTTATGATAATGACCTCAGAAGCCCGTGGAGCAACCGTGTATTTGCTCGGATCGTCCGGGTCCTGAAGCCATTCCTCGCAAGCAAGAAGCTGCCGCTTCAGCATTGCGGCAACCTCTTCAAACCTCTGATTGAGGCTCTTGCTTGCTTCGGTGTTTCTCTCGTCCCAAATATCGGCAAGCATCGTCATGAGCTTGCCGTTCTTGTAGCGGTTGACGGCTCTTTGCGATAAGCCATATTTAGCCGCAATCTTCATTTCGGGTAAACCGGAGAGGATGTCCTTGATAATGGCCTTCTTCTGTGGGTGCTTGTCCACCGTGAAGGTGTTTGCCATCAGTACGCCTCCCATTCGGTCACGCTGTCCACTTCCCTTGATGTGGGTTTCTGCTCATGCACAACGATTGTCGGAC